TCCTGTTCTATTATAGGAAACATCGAACTTAGAACTGACTTTCGTATAGGAGGTAAACCTCTACAGTTTAAGCTAAATTTTCCCAAAGCTCTTGCTGGAACATCCCCAACAGGATACCTGGAACTCCCCGATAGCCCAGATATCATTATGTCCCAGCCTAAATGCGGTAACTCTTCTGTATTAGCTTTATCACGAGGAAAAAAGAAAACTTCTCACTTAGGGGATCCCTCTTTAGACCTTGTACTTCGAGGGATCAATCACCTACTCCCTAAGGTATTCTTAATAGAGAATTTACCTGACTTACTTAAAACATATAGTAAAGAAGACCTCCAAGAACACTTTAATCTTTATCGATTAAACTTTATCATAGGCTCAGTATCTCTTTTTGGTAACTCCCAGCTAACTAGAAAACGGCTAGTAATTACAGGGGTACTTAAAAGTATAAAACATTCTAAACGTATTCACGCAGCATTGCAATATCCAACTCGAGTTCGAGAGATTCAAAATACTCAATCACTATTAGAAAATGCCCCCACTAACGGGGCCTTTATCCCTCCTATAAATGAACAAATAGCTATTTATGGGGGAAGGCAAATGATCTACTTAGAAATACAACAGTACTGGCAAGATAACCCCTTTGCTTCTCGTTGGGTTACTCCAGAAGAAAACTTTTCTACTGCTCCCGGAGTTTACCGAGACCTTCCCAACAAACCCCCTTTAACTATCCGAAAATCCAACCGATGTTTTAATCCTCAGGGCTATACCTATTCCCCAAGGGAAAGGGCTAGAATACAAGGAATACCAGATAACTTCCTAATCTGCGACCCAGAGATGTATCCCAACCTATCCCCTAAAACTCTTTTCAATAAGGGTTGTGCTGCCGTAACCCAGGGCCCTCCCTATGAAATTGGTCTCTGGTTTTTCAAAACCCTCCGGGCAGTAAACTTTATAAAGTTACCCAGAAAACAACAAGATAGATTATCTTAATATAAAAGGGGTAAGAGTTTATGACTAAAAGAGACTTGCAAATACTTGTTACAGCATCTAAAGATCCTTGGTACTTCGCAAGTTTTGCTAAAATTGTAAACCCGATCCTCGGGGTTGTTCCTTTTGATTTATACCCTTTTCAAAAAGCAGTACTTTATGATTTTCTATTCCATAGATTTAATATTGTACTGAAACCCCGCCAGATGGGCTTAACGGAAATGATCGGGCTATATGCTTTATGGCTTGCTTTATTTCACAGTCACAAGAATATAGTAATTATATCATTAAAGGATAGGGTTGCCCGAAAATTACTACGAAGAATTAAACATATCTATGCTAATCTCCCCCCTATTCTTAAAACCCCCATCGTTAATGGGCGTAAAGGGGAAATGGGTACAGGAAGTGAAATAATTTTTTCCAATGGAAGTTCCATTACAAGTTTACCTACTACTGAAGACGCAGGTCGATCAGAAGCAGTATCCCTCCTAGTTATGGATGAAGCTGCAGTTATGAAAATGGCAGACACTATTTGGACTGCTGCTTTTCCTACTTTATCTACGGGGGGTGCTGCTATTATAGCTAGTACTCCTTATGGGATCGGAAATTGGTATTATAATACATGGACGGACGGAATCCACCAAATTAACGGATTCAACAATATAAAGCTAACCTGGGATATGCACCCCGATAGGGACCTCGATTGGTATACCAAGATGAGGAATGCTTTAGGTGCTAAACGAACAGCCCAGGAAATAGATGGGGACTTCCTTGCTTCTGGGGACACTGTCTTTGACTTACTCGACATTAAGGATATCGAAGAGTATTTACCAGATTGCCCACCAATAGAAACAAGGTTAAACGGTAACCTACTAATCTTTAAAAAACCCGAAAAGGGTAAAGATTACTTTATTGGGGTGGACGTTGCTACTGGTAGAGCCACTGACTATTCTGCTTTTACGGTTATGGATAGACAGGGGGATGAAGTTGCAGTCTTTAAAGGTCGTATACCTACTAATAGACTTAGAGATATTGTAATGGGGATAGGGATGGAGTATAACCAAGCTCTTCTTGCAATCGAGGCTAATGATGTTGGGGAGGGTGTTGTATCGGGTGCTCAGGAAAGGGGTTACCCAAACCTTTACTATACAGAACAGCTTCTTAAAGAAAAACGTAATTCTAAACCTATTGTTAAAAAAGTACCGGGCTGGTTTACAACCCGAGCAAACAGAAGCCTCATCATCGATGGCTTAGAGGAGGATATACGGGAAACTACGATAGACGTTAAAGACCCTTTCTTTGTTACAGAAGCTTACACCTTTATCTATGATTCAGCTAATCGCCCTGTTGCTATGCAAAAAGGAGAATCCATATCCGGCTCTGATGCAACATATACGGATGATGCTATTATTGGAAAATGTATTTGTAACCATATAAGAAAGGGTAAATACTTACCCCGAAGATCAACCACTGCACCTCGATAATAAGATAAAAATATATGCAACCTATTACTTTTAGTATTTTCCGGGCAAAAGGCAAATCCAAAAAGGCATCTACCCCTTCCCCAAAGGAAGAATCCGTAGTCTCGCCCCCTGCATCCCGTGTTTCTTACCCTAATTATTCGAATGCTTTTTCAGATCTCAAGGACTCCCTAGCTTTTATTACTCCTAGTTTTGCATACGAATACATTCCAGTGATACGTAAACTTTTAGCTGTAAACTCCAGCGTTAGTTTAGCGGTGTCATCCATAGCTCAACTAGCAAATACTGGGTACAGAATAAAGTTCGATACCAGTGTATCCCCGGATCAAGCTACTGCCATGAGGACTCACTTAGAGCTTGTATCTAAACAATGGGGACAAGGGCTCCCGGGAATACACGGATTAATTAACAAACTAATCTACCAGGCTTTTATAGGAGGGGCAATGTCGGGGGAATGGGCTCTTAAGAATGACCTTAGTGGAGTAGCATACCTTGCATTCATTAAACCAGAACAAATACGGGTAACTTTTGACTATCAAACTAACCAGTATAATTACTGGCAGGTGTTGTCTAACGCAATGTTACCTTTATTACAAAAAGCAGATCCTAGCACTGGAGCTATTAAATTGAACCCTTTTACTTATCAGTACTATGGGTTAGTGGGAGATACTGAATCCCCTATTGGTATACCCCCTTTCTTGTCTGCTTTGGATGATTTACAGGCTCAAATAAAGATGCTACGGAATATTGGATTCGTATCTGACCAGCTTGGTATAATGGGGTTTCTCGAAGTGCTAATGGCAAAACCAAACCCTATTGAAGGCGAAAGCCGGGGAGCTTATGAAAAAAGGCTAGTTGATTTGCTAGATACTGCTAAGAGGAACGTACAAGCTGGGGTTAAAGATGGTATAGTTGCAGGTTACATAGACGACCATGAATTTGATTTTCATGCCTCCACTAAGGACACTAGTGGAGTTGCTGATATTTTCGATATAAATCAGCGCATGGTATCTAACGGCTTACAGTCAAGCCCTCAATTTTTGGGAGGCTCTGTGGGAGGCACTGAGACCATGATTACAGTGGTGTTTTCAAAAATGATATCCCAATTAACAGACATACAGACATACGTACGGGCAATATTGGAAAGGGGATTCTTTTTGGAACTTAATTTAGCTGGTTACAAGTTTAAAAAGGTAGAAATGGAGTTTAATACCTCCACCTTTACTGATGAAGTTAAACTCCAACAAGGAGTAGAGATTAAGCAAAGAATTGCCCGTATCTTATATGCCGATGGTATCATTAACCAGGATCAATACGCCTGGTTAATGGGCTATGAAAAGGCAGATAAACAAGAACCTCGAGTCCCAATAGATCCTAATAAGATCGTAGCCGCCCAAAAGGCTAAACAAGAAAAGGAAAAGGGAGACCAAACTAGCGACAGGAAATCCCGGGCTAAGAAAAAGGCCGTCCCTAAGGGAAAAGATGATAAAACTAGAAGTTAAATAACATAAACCATACAGTATGCCACCTATTTTAAAAAAGAAGTTTCCAGAAGTTGCTCAATTGAAGTTTGGCCAAGCCCATTC